ATTCGAGAATGAAACTTCAAGACTTGGAATCAAATCACCCAGTAGAAAAATCGCAAAAGGTATTTGAAAGTTACTTTGGAAAAAAAGTTAATTTTACTGACATCAGTAAGAGTAAAGCGCAGCAGATGCTTGAAAAAGTTCGTGGACTGATCCGCGAGCATCGCAACAGCAGTCGTCTACACACCAGTGAGCGTAACCCTAACTATCTAAAACTTATGGTTATGGAACAAGCACTAGCTGCAAAGGTAAGTGAAGGACCAGCAGGAAGAGCATTTAGACCGCAAGCCAACAGATTTGGTGCTCAAGGTACACAAGGCACTCAGGGAACTCAAGACGCAACTGATCTTTCACAGATGACTCCACAGGAACGCAAAGCAGCTGAAACTGCGGCAGAAAAAGTTTCACAAGGTCAAACCAATCTAACACCTCAAGAAAAAGCGGCTATGCAGAAAAGCACACAGATGGTTGCCAAGACACAAGCAAACACAGCTGATAGAGCTAAGATGGCACAAATGCTCAAGCAAAGTGCCAATGAAAGTGTTATGCTAGAAAGCGAAGTGCAACAAGCACAGGTTGTGCTAGCAGCTCAAGACATGGTCGATCGAATCCAAGACACTCTTGAAGACGTTACTGAAATGAAGTTCAAAGACCTGCCAGCATTGGTTGACAGCATTCGCAACGAAGTTGGCATGACCCAAGCACAGCAATATATGGCCGATGCCAGTGCGGCATTGGATAGTTTAATTTCCTGCTTGCAAGAAACCAAAACCTCAATCGAAGGTGCTCAGGGTGTGCTTACTGGTCAAGAACCTGTTGTGCCAGGCGAAGGCGAAGGTGACGTTGCTGATTTAGGCGAGCCTGCAGACATGGATATGGAAGTGAATGCTGAAGTGGACGCAGAAGAAGAACCAAGATCTGATCTAGAAGCAAGTCTAGGACGAGCTCGTAGATAATGCTTATCCGCGAAGTCACAGATGTAAGTCAAGAAAAACTGGTCGCTTTAGGCCAGTTTTTAATTGGCCGTGCTGGCGACACTGGTGCCAAAAAATCAATATCGATTAATGCATTTGTTAACATGGCACAAAGCATGGGTATCAATGTTAACAAAGACTCACTCCGAGACCTAGCAGAAAAAGAACCTCTTAATAATGTTATTGTAAACATCACAGACGATGAAGTTATTTTCACTGGAGCTAACAGTGCTAGTGCTGATACAATGACAGTGGATCAAGCAGAAAAAACAGTGGAAAAAATGGCAAAAAATGCTTTGCCAAACGACTTGAAATAATTTATACTTCCTGTATAATAATTGAATGATTCAGAAATTCGATTACAAAAAACTATCTCGCACTAATATCGATGGAAAAAGACACTACTGTACCCCAACTGGTGAACCAGTTCCTAGTGTTACAACCATATTAGATAAAACCAAACCCGAAGAAAAACGTCAAGCTCTTGCTAATTGGCGCAAAAGAGTAGGCGAGCAAAAAGCACAGCAGATTACCACAGAAGCAGCGAACCGCGGAACACGAATGCACACTTATTTGGAAAACTATGTATTAGATGGTGTTTTGAAAGAAGCAGGAAGCAACCCATATAGCTGGGCCAGTCGTGCTATGGCACAGCAAATAATTGATAAAGGGTTGTGCAATGTAGATGAATACTGGGGCATGGAGGTTCCGTTGTATTTTCCAAGTGTGTATGCAGGAACAACAGACTGTGTAGGTATACACAGCGGAGACGAAGCAATTATAGACTTTAAACAAACCAACAAGCCTAAAAAAGAAGAATGGGTCGACGATTACAAACTACAGCTATGTGCATATGCAGAAGCACACAACGAAGTATACGGTACAAATATCCGCAAAGGTGTAATCTTGATGGCAGTCAAGCCAGAAACAGATGAAATGGGCAATGTAAAAACAGTGCCCGAGTATCAAGAGTTTGTTGTTGAAGACGAAGAATGGGAACTGTGGCGTCAGCAATGGTGGAAACGTGTTGAAGAATACTATACACAATTTCTTTAATAAAAAAGAACTAGATGCAGCTTGGCATGAATTTGACACCAATCCAAGATGGCAATATCGTCGCATGAGCGGTGGCAAATGGTTTTGGTGGTATATGTTTTTACAACAAAACCAGTTTGTTGCCAATAACGAAGAGCAGTGGCAAAATTGCACAGCACCAATTTGGCGAGATTTATTTAACAAAGTTTGCGATTATGCTGGCGATAATTTTATCCCTTATCGCTACATTATAAACGGACAAACAAAAGAACAACAAGGGCATCCTCATAGCGACTTTGCTAGGAATCTAGAAAACAGAACAACTTTTATTGCATATCTTAATAAAGAATGGGATCCAGAATGGGGAGGAGAAACAGTTTTTTATCATAATCGAACTGAAGAAGTAAGAGACAAAGTTTTTCCAGCACCGGGTTTATTGATAGAATATGATAGCCGTATAGTACACAAAGGCAGTCCTCCGTTGGTGCCAAATGTGTTAAGAGTAACTCTGGCCATACAAGGCGAATATGCATAAATACCTTATCACAGGATTAAGAGCAACAATATGGCAATAGTTCAAGTATCGCGTATAACTCACCGAAAAGGTTTAAGTGAAAATCTGCCTCAGTTAGCTGGAGCAGAGTTTGGCTGGGTCATCGACCAAAGAAAATTGTTTATTGGTAATGGCACAATAGCAGAAGGTGCTCCAGCTATAGGTAACACTGAAATATTAACTGAATACAGTGATATATTAAGCATTGCCGATACTTATACCTATAAAGGAGATGCAGGCGGATACACAGTTGTCACTGGGCCAACCAGTGGTGATCCTATTACAAGAACACTACAAGCAAAACTAGATGATTTTGCAAGTGTTAAAGATTTTGGTGCAACAGGTGATGGTACTACCGATGACACTGTTGCAATCAATCGCGCACTTTTCCAACTATTCTGTCGTGAAGTAAACAGTGAAGTTAGAAGAAGTTTATTTTTTCCTGCAGGAACTTATCGTGTAACGGACAGTATTAATATTCCTCCTTTTGCTAGATTATATGGCGAAGGTGCAGAAAGTAGTATAATTAGTTTAGATGTTAGTGCAGACAGTGCGTTTGGTTCATATGTAGCAAGAACAGCAGACAGTAATCAAGCTACAGGTGTTAACATAGGAGATAACGCAGCAACTGCACCACAAAACATTGAAATCAGTAGCATGAGTTTTCATACTGATGAAGTCACTGACATTTTCCTTGCCGAAGATGTTACACAGTTAAGTTTTACTGATGTTAATTTTGTTGGTCCACTGACACAATCTAACCTTAGCAGTGCAAGCGATGACATAGCCTGTGTTAGGTTTGATAGCACAACTGCACTGGTTACTAAACAAGTTGTTTTTGATAGGTGTGCATTTACTAACTGCACCTACGGGTTGAACACAGATAATCAGGTACAAAGCGTAAGTGTAGATAATTGTAGATTTAATCTGCTATATCAAGCAGTTGTATTAGGTGCAGGAACACCTGTAAATGGTGGACCAGAAGGTTTTAGAGTAACACAAAGTTTATTTGACAATATTGGTCAAGAAGGCATCATTATAGGTGATGTAAATTTCAACATGAGTGGTTACAATATTTTCTTAGATGTGGCAAATAATTTTCAAGGTTTAGGTAACCCTGCAACATCAATAATTGATATATCTGGAGATAATAATGTTTCCTTGGGAGACATGTTTGAAAGAGATGAAACAGATAACCTTACTTTTTCTAGAATAGATTTAAACAGTAAACGTGTATTTGCTATTGATAAAGGTGAGCGTTACAAGTTTGGCACTTACAATCGTGAAAGTGGTAAGACATCAAGTTTAACTGCAACTGTATCTGAATCAGATATTTTTACCATTTCCACTACACTAGCAACTGCTTTTGTGGTGACATACAAGTTTAAAGAAGCAATTGGGGGCGCCATACGTTTCGGAAAACTCACAGTGGTGGCACAAGACACCGACGATAGTGCAGGAACACTTAATTACGTCGACGATTATGTAGAAAATAACCCGACGGGATTGGTGTTGCTGGCAGAACAAACAGCATCCACAACAGTGGCAATCAAGTATACAGCCACAGCCGACGGAACATTTGATTATAGCATAGAACACTTAGGTTAATTTTTGAGCGTTTACGAAGAACGGTTATTGAGTTGGAATAGTCTTAGAGAGCAGTCTAAGACACAAACTTTAGAAAAACTTTTATTAAATGTAAATGATTGGTGGCAAATGCTTCCAATGGACCTACATTATCTGCATTGGGACGATGTAGAACATTGGCCTGATCCTTGGGAATTATTAGCTGATGGTATTTTTTGTCCTACTGCAAAAAGTTTAGGCATGGTTTATACGTTGCATTTGATAAATCATCCAGAAATCAATGATATGCAATTTGCACAAACCAGAGATGGTGACAATTTAGTCCTCATCAATCAAGGAAAATATATTATTAATTGGGCACCTGGTGAATTGTTAAATACCCGCACGTCACAAATACAAATTACAGAAACAATGGCAACTTCTGTAGTTACAAAACAATTAAATTGAGGCAACAATGACACAAATAATGGTAACAAAAAGAGATGGGAGAAAAGAACCACTTGATATCGAAAAATTGCACAAGGTGGTTTTTTGGGCCACACAAGGGATAACTGGTGTCAGTGCAAGTGAAGTAGAAATAAAAAGTCACATTCAATTCTACAACGGTATTACAAGTGCTGCTATACAAGAAACATTAATCAAAAGTGCTGCTGATCTTATTACAGAAGAATCTCCAAACTATCAGTATGTTGCTGGTAGATTAATCAATTATCATTTGCGTAAACAAGTATACGGGCAGTTTGATCCGATTCATATCCATGATCTTGTTAAAAAAAATGTTGATGCTGGTTTTTATGATCCTGAGTTGCTTGATGCATACAGTGACGCCGAATGGGAACAGATCAACAGTTGGTTACAACACAGCCGTGATGAAGACTTAACCTATGTTGCAATGGAACAGTTTCGCGGTAAATATCTCGTACAAAATCGTGTAACCAAAGAAGTATTTGAAACTCCACAAATGGCCTACATGCTGATTGCGGCTACCTTGTTTCAGAACTATTCAGATCAACAGAATAGAATGCGCTGGGTAAAAGACTATTACAATGCCATTAGTACACATCAAGTTAGTTTACCTACTCCTGTTATGGCAGGTGTTAGAACACCACAAAGGCAATTCAGTTCCTGTGTTCTCATTGAAACTGACGATAGCCTTGATAGTATCAACGCCACAGCTAGTAGTATTGTCAAGTATGTAAGTCAAAAGGCAGGCATTGGAGTAGGCGCAGGGCGTATTCGTGCCCTCGGAAGTCCTATCCGCAAAGGCGATGCGTATCATACAGGTGTGATTCCATTTTACAAATTATTCCAAGCGGCAACACGTTCATGTTCGCAAGGCGGTGTTCGCAACGGAGCGGCTACGCTGTATTACCCAATTTGGCACTTGGAAGTCGAAGACTTGCTTGTGTTAAAAAACAACAAAGGCACAGAGGATAACCGTGTCCGCCACATGGACTATGGAGTCCAATTTAACAAGTTGATGTATGAAAGACTACTCAACGGCGGTGACATTACACTGTTCTCTCCACATGATGTGCCCGAAGTTTACGAAGCATTCTTTGCTGATCAAGATCGTTTCAAGAAGTTGTATGAACGTGCTGAGCGTAATACAAAACTTCGTAAGAAAACCATCAAAGC